CTTTGAGCATACGCTCAACATCAGCATCCGAGTAACGAGTAGTATCAGCTAATTCCTTGAAGATGCTAGCTTTAGCCTCAGCGTTACCGACTGGTGTAACACCATCCTCTCTATAGCTACGTGAGGTGGTCCTAAATGCCTCAGTAAGGCTTTCTCCAGTCTTGGTGCGGGACATACCACTGAAGGCATCATCACGCATCATGGAGGACTTATTGACGACATCAGACTTCCTAGCAGCTTCAATGTATGAGTTATAGGTTCCCCTCATTTTCATAAGGGCAGGTGCCATGAAGTCAGCACTCAGACCAAACACTCCATTCTCTTTTAGGAAGTCACCAAAGATACCCTGCATAGCTGCAGCACGATCAGCTGCAGTAGTAGCTCCCCTCTCATCTAATTTAGATTGAGCATAAGCTGGGAACTCAGCAGTGATGATCTCCATGTGAGCTTTAAGGCGACCGTAGTCACGTGCCTTATTGCCAGTGAGGAGACTGGTAACAACATTGGGATCCAATCCTCGTGACTGGAATCCCTCAGCGATTTGATCTTGTGCCTCACCACTCTGTTTGAGTAGTGTCTCAGCACCAGCTACTGCTTGCTGACGTTGTGGTGATAAACCGCCTGTAGCTACTTCCATGTAGCCAGACATCATATCAGACTCTTCTTTAGCCTTACGATATTCAGTAAGGCCTTCAGTAAGTGTTGTGCTAAATTTAGAAAGACTTTCAAAGACAGCTTCTGCGTTCTTACCACGCTGTAGCTCACTTTGGATCAGTGTTTGAGAATTCTTACCAATAGCTTCCTGACGCTTCTCAGCAAGCTTCCTCTCCCACTGATAATTCTGATCACGATCTCGTGCTTCGATGCTGAGTTTACGTTCAAGTCCAGCACCATACTCGTCTCTTACCTGTTTAATTTCCCTACGGTTATCCTCCATACCACGTATGATACGGTTGTCGCGTTCTTGCATACGAGCAAGACCTTCCGTAGGTGCTTTAATAGGATCGAAACCTATACTCCGGGCGTACCCTCTGTAATTTACTTGATCCATTTTAATGTCAGTTGGTTAACCTGCTCCACCTATAGAATTAATTCTCCCACCTGCCGTAGGAAGCGTAAAATTGTACTTACTTCCAGAACTACCAATAGCACCAGCAATACTACTTAAACCTTGAGTAGCTGCTCCAATCCATGAACCAGTAGATGATGCCATAGCACCTTTAATTGGTTTAGGACCGAAGTCAAATGCTTTAGGTTTACGTGGCTTGAGATACTCAGCACGTGGTGTAGTAAGTGGCTTAGGTGGTTGCGGGAGACGATCAGGGCGTAGCATACGACTAGCTTCTGCAGCAAGATCAGCACCGAACTTATCGTTAGCAATCTTACGTAGAGCAGATGCTGTATCAGCCTTAGCGCTGAGTAGTGACTCAGCAAGAATTGCCTGGTTACGACCAAGAGCAGCAAACTCAGCCTGCTCCATCTTCTCTGCACTCCTACCTTGCTGACCTTTAACAGCAGCAACACCTTCAGACTGCAGTGCCTTGATAACAATATCTTGATTCTGGAAGGCCATCTCCTTCATGGTATCTTCCAACTTACGGTACTCAGCTTCATTAGCGGCAGCTTGTGCCATCTGGTTGAAGGTTAGCTGTTGACCGTAGATCTTTTCAGACTTAGCATACTGCTTCATCTGAGAGGCATACTCAAAGTCTTGAATCTTTAAGTTGTATAGCCAGTCTTGTAGGTTGGTAGCATCTTTAAATGCACCAAGGGTTTCTTCGTTCTTTTCATTAAGGCGCCACTGCTTAGTACTATGACGCCAATCAGCCATGGTGCTACGCTTACCATAGCGCCAAGCTTGAGTGCTGTATTTATACTGGGCTTCAATAGCAGCATTCTGGGCATCAGCCTCAGCTTGGCCACCAATACCGCCAAGGACGGCACTGCCAATCCCGAGGATTGCACTAATTGGATCCATACTCAGGTCCTCCGATAGAAGCCAGGTGCATATTGTCCCTCCCACTGCATAGACACAAGACTAACAGGGAACGGAGTATTTGAAGTAACTTTCATTGTATAGTTGTCTGGCCTTTGATAGATTGGAACTTTGTAGATAAAGACATCACGGAATGGAGATGTATCAGCAGTGTAAAGATCAGCAATCTTAGCACCATTAACATTATACCATTCAGATCTAGTGCGGTCCTTTAGGTCGAAGTAGATATCACCACCAAGACCTGTATAGAATGCCATACGAGATGTGGTAGTAACAGCAGTAAAGTCAACACCTGTTTGACCCATGTTGTAGTAGTACCTAGGGAGAATTAGCTCCATGTTGTACTCATATCCAACATAGATATAACTACCACTAGCATCACCAGGGATATTAAAGTAGGTACCACCACCATCAGTTAGGGGAGTAGCTACATTGGTATAACCAGATTCTGTACCAGTAGGTGGTACTTTCTCTAGACCAACCACGTATCTGATTGTCTTAGTGGTATCGAAGTAGGTGGGTAGATACACTTTAGTTGTATCGTTAACTTGGTTATATGATGGTGCAGTAGTGGGTACTGGTGATACCATCGCTACATCAGTTACTTCACACCATGAATCAAGATATGGGTCAACTGCATTACCAAAAATGTTAATGAGTCCACCTGTACTAGGTGCAAGGACAAGCTTATGTTGAGTCAGTGTGTAACCCTCTGTGCCACTAGTTAGTACATAGAGGATATCGTTTTGGATAGCTGTATGGATGATATTGGATGGAAGTAACCACTTCACCCAAGCAGCCATAGGACGCTCATCACCCTGCTCGTAGTATCTATGGATATACAAGTACTTAGACGTACGGCCAGAGGCTACCCACAGGCCATTCTGAGCGCTACCAGTGGTATCTGTAATACCGTTAGGCATCCACTCAGGAACGATCTTAGTGGTTTCAGTTACACTAGGTGTCTCACGTTGTCCCCTAGTGAAGATCTCAAATGCTCTAGACCAACTCTGGTTCCTACTTACATACAAGACAGTAGAGCCAAGGTCAATCGGTTTGATGTAACGATCGCATTCATAGTTAGCGATAGTGCTGATAGAGCAGTTAGCGGGAGTCCAAGCACCATTCTCAGCTTCCATAAGGAACTGTTGACTATCACTGAACAAGAGTAGACCTTGAGTGATAGGTACAACTGAACGAACAGTAGCTGGTTTAATACTGGCACAGCTAAGATCAATGGGATCAGCAGCAGTGATAGTAGTAGCAGATTTGTGGTAGAAGTTATAGTAATCCCCAGCTTGAGACATGGAGACGTTATCTTCAGTCAGGAATCCAAGCCTATTATTAAATAGGAAGATATCTTGGATAGTGTTATCTACAAAGGATGGGTGGCTGTTTGATTCAGTATCTCCAACCAACCGTGGTTCCCACAGCAAAGGAAGGTTGTTAATGGTCTCTGAGCCGTCCAGGAAGGTGGCTCTAAACGTCAATGGGCTAACACTAGTGCGGATCAATGCAACAGGCATTGTAGCCTCATTTAGGCCAGTGCTGACGTTAGGTGCAATCGTCTCTTCCCAGTAACCCTTACCACTATTACCATCATCAGCAATGAACTTCAGATAGAAGTCATCCTGACTTGCCGAAGTGTTGTTAATTTTAACTACTTGACCATGCTTCGCTTGCTCAGGTAGTCGTGCAAATGTATCTATTGAATCCTGGAATACACGGATACTCTTACCATCAATACCAGCATTGCCAGACACATCAGTATCTGAACTAAATGTAAGGTAAATGGTGTTGTCAATAATTGTCTTAGTAGCAAAGCCACTTGTGATGGCAGCAGATAGTCCAGCCGAAACAATAGCAATGGTAGCAGTAGGTGCTGTTGCAGGTGCTACAGGAGGTGCTGGTGATGTATAGGTAAAAGTAGAACCACCAATCTTGACTGTATAGATAGCGTCGTTCTCAACACCAGCAATGACAATAGTAGCTTGACGCTTAGCATTCCATGATGGGGCAGCCTTAGCAGTAACTACCTTCTCACTGTTAACGATATAGGTGAAGTCGTTAATAGTAAGAGTTTTGATGCTACGATAATCGGTAGCTGTGAGATAACTTTCAATAGATGCTTGCTTGCCAGTAGGGTACGTAACAGTACCAGCTAAGCCAGTCAACAGGTTCCATACTTTAACGACACCAGCAGAGGTAACATTAGCAATGTACTTCTCTTGGTTATCCCTAAACATACTGAACCATGCTGTTTGGTCAGCAGTGTTAGCTGTTAGACTTGCTAACCTACCAATGAACTTACCACCAGGACGCTTCAGCATACCAAGTGTTATATCAGGGTAGCAGTTCACAGCATCTTTAACTTGACCCAACAGCATCTTCTCATCAGCCTGTTGGGAAACACCACCAATGAAGTTAGGTATACGTTGAGAGATTGCTGTCATCGTGCAAGAGCCTTGAATGGTTTATAGCTATTGTAGAACCCATCACCTTGTTTGAAGCCAAACATAGTGTAGTCGCCTTCATTGCACTCATACTCAAGGCAGTTAGACCTACGCCATGTTTCAAAAGAAGCAAGGGCTTGGGTAAGATTAACATCACCAACAAGACGAATAGCACAACGTGTAGCAGCTCGTGATGTGATGTAATCCCTAAAGACTTGAGGGAGATCAATAAAGTCATAATACCAGACTACATCTACATAGTAAGTCTGGGTTGTATCCCATACATCAGTATGGCCGATCTTATCGTAAAGCCTACTATTTCTAATAACAGTATCGTAGTTACTATTAGCAACAGTATCACTAAGATCCATTTGCAGCATACTACCAGTCATTGATAGATAGCCATTAGTATCAGGAGTAAGTGGGTACTCAACCTCTCGGTTAAATGTCCACCCCTCTGCCTGTACCTCCCGAGAGACTTGCATTAAAGTCTCGTAAGTAATTGCAACTTCCGGGTTGATTACAGTTTCGACAGTGGTACCATCTTCATACGTGATGGTCTGTGCCTCGATGGTGGTAACAGGCGCCTGACCAATAGACGCCAGAATTTCATTAACAGCTTGT